TTAGCCATTTCCCATCTCAAAAGATAATCTGTACCTAAAATTAAACAACCTTCGTATAAAACTTCTAATGATCTTGATATTTTACCAAAATTACCTGTCATTTCATTGATAGGTGGATCAAAAGTATCATCTCTTAATATTATTTTTTCAGCTCCTGTAGCTGTTTCTTTAACTTTATAAACCTCATTCATATAAGTCTTGTAGTTAAAGTACAAAACTTGTATTTGATTCTTATCATCGTAATAAGAAGAATTATATCTATTAGTTGAATAACTATTTTGATGGATGCTTTGACTTTGTATAGCCTTTAAATCTTCATCACTTAAATCAGGAAATTCTTTTTTTAATTCATTAATAGGTATTGTTTTTATTTCACCTACGTAATATATATCTTGAAAATCTGGATCTTCTGTATATGAATAAACTATATTAGCTGGATCAACGTATTCAACCTTTACTCCTTCTGATTTTGTAAATGTATTTTTAACACAACCTATTCCTATGGTTGCTAAGTCGTAATTTACTCTTTTTTTAGTAAGATCATATCTATTACCTTTAAGCAAAACGTTTATAGCTTGCTCTTCAGCTAGCTCTATACCTTGCTTATAACTAAGCTTCATATGCAAGTCTAGCTCTTCTTGTGAGTTTGGTAGTAACTCTGGAGGCGACTCAAACAAAGATATACCAAATGCTTCTTCAGCAAATAAGTTTAAATCTTTAGTTTTCATGTCTCTTAATATAGACTCCATGTACTTAGTTCTTTTCTCTACACCATAAGGATCTTGAGAATAACACTTTATATCAAACGATCTTTCTGATATACCGTTAACAACTATATCTACAAATTTTGGTACAATAGGAACTGGTTTCCAGTCTAAATTTAAATAAGATAAATCTCCATTAACAGATAATTCATCTTTATACTTTTGTATAGGTTGTTCACCTCTAGCATATAGTCTCAATTTATGAAACTCAGCTTGGTGCTGATTATATCTTTGATTAGATGTAGATCCATCAAACCATTCATACTCTATGGCTTTACCTACTTGTAAACCATATTCGGCACTTAACTTCTCTGCGTCAGGTACAACTTGACTCGGAAAATAACCTTTTACAACTGACTCAGCCATATTAATTTTCTATTAGTTTTGAACGCATACCTGATTGTCCGTATTTAGCTATGCTTAAGTTTAATTTTTCTTTTTTCATAATGGGGTTTGCTCTGTATAAATGTCTATTACAAGCCATGATAGCTAATCCTGAACTAATAGCCGCATCAAACTTTGTACGATTATTAATGTCAAACTTTGCCCAGTCTTGTAATGTTTCGTTAAAATAGCATGTTCCATACGTATTGTCAGACTTTAATCCAACATGATCTTGTATATACATTTCAATAGCAGCAGCGTGTGCTTGCTTAATATCTTCACTTGAGTTAGGTATACCACCTACTTCTTTTTCAGCTGTCGAAAGCTTGTTCCAAACTCTGTCAGGTCTATTCATAGAATAACCTCTATAACCACGTCTTCTTAAATAATACAATAGACGAGGTTTATTATTTTCAGCAAGTAAAGGCATACCATAAAATACAAGCGCCATTAAAACGTCTTCAAAAAATATCTCAGCGGTTTGTGGTCTAGCTACATATTCTAAAAAAAATTGATTAGGTGGACAATCTTCCATACTAAACTTTGTCAACCCATGCAGCGCACCATTAGATCCTTTACCGTCAACGGTACCTGATATGTCATAACTGTCACAACCAAAAGCACCCATGTGCTCATTGCCTGGATATTTAATGCCGTTTTTAATTACACTGTAATTCTGTTTGTTTATAGGTGGAACCCAGCTAACTTTAAATCTTCCATCTGGATTTGGATAAAACATTACCTTAGAATCTTTTATACCATTAACCCACTGAAAACTACCTACTGTAATTTGAGATGTATTATTTAAATCCTCGTTAAAATCTATTTGCTCGTATATTTTTGCTAAATTAAATATACTGTTTTTTGTTTCGTCTCTGAAAGCGTGTTCTTCAGTTCTTGGAAATTGCCTATAAAATTCATTTAAAGCATCACCATCGTTCTTTAATCCATCTACTTCATTTTGCCAATGCTCTAATATACCTGTGTCTATAGTCTCGCCAAAAGGCCCAATTTTTTCTGTGTCAGGCGTATCGAAGACAGGTAACCCATAAGAATCAATGAATCCTTCGTAGTTCCATTCCATAGGTATGAACAAACTATATAGTCCCGAGCTTGTCTGTCCATTGCGGTTTCTTTTTGTAACATCTGAATTTTTATATAGTTTCTTAAAATTGTCTCCACCTTTATCTAAAGCGTTTGACGTACTTCCCATCATACACTTACCTATTATTCTAGAACCTAGTCTAAGTGTTGTCTTTGTAACTCTCCAGTTGTTTAATATATTATTAGGTCTCTCCCACTTACCAGACTCATCGTGTACTAGTAACTTAAGCTTTTCACCATCATAACTATTGTCACCTGTATTTTTCCAATCAATAGTTGTATCTAATCCCTCTAATTCTTCTGGTTTTTCAGAACTTACAATACTTCTTCTTGTTAACTTGCTAGCTGGTACTCTATATGCTAGTTCTGTTTTTGGACGATCCATACCGTCTTGTATTGGTTTAAAGAAGAAAGGGTAGTTAACTGATATTGGCACGACTTTATCGGTAAACATTTTTTTAGCATCTGGTCCTGATTTAGATAAAATACCGAACCTAGCGTCAGATGATATTGTGGCTTGGTTAACTGTTTCTCCTGAAGCCATAAAAGAGAATCCTGAACGTCTATTTTTAAGATAACACATTCCGTAGCATCTTGTATCTGCTTTACAAGCTTCCCAGAATATATAGAATAATCTATTCGCTTCTCTAAAGTCTGGTTGCCCAACATCAATCTTGGACCATTGCAAGTACATGTAGTGAGTACCAGTAATATAAGTAGGAACGCCTTTATTGTAATACCAAAAACCTTCTTCTCTTTTTTTAAACTCACCTTCTATGTAATCTATATATTTTTTCTTAAAATCATCTGGATAATTTTTCCAATCAAATATAGTTTTTATTCTTTTTAACTCAGAAGGATATTCATTTACCTCCCATTTGTCACTTTCAAATTTATAAACATCTGTGTGCTTTGGTAATGCTATTTGAAAATTTTGTATTTCATATATTTCACCTATCTGACCTGTTTTAGATATAACAACAATGTCATGTTCTTTGTTATATCCGTACTTCCATTTTTTAGACTTATTAAGTCTTTTTATGGTATTTATTTTAATAGGCTCTACAACCTTGTATAGACTCTGCTCGTACATTACTTAGATCTTCTTTCTGCAAAACCACCAAATGATGTTTCTTCAACCTCTGCCTTTACAACATTGTTAAGCATATCTTCTTCGTCTTGTATTCTATTTAATATCTCGAAAGCATCAAATATAGCTAACTTTTTAGTAGCTGCAGCGTTCTTTAATCTATCTGCAGATATATCATCTCCTGAATCAACTATTTTTTCACCAGCTACTTTTATAAGCTCTTCAACAGCTTTATGACCAGCTTGGATTATATTCTTTTTCGTTTCCTTGATATTCATATTTAATTGTAATTGCAAATGTTGGAACTCTGTAAAGTCTTTCGCCTTCAATAACAAACTCATATTCTGAATTAGGTTTAAAACCCACTAAAGAATTTAATTTTATATTTTGGCTTTTTAATTCTGGATCTACGTGTCTTACAATGCCTATTAGAGGCATTTCCTTGTCCATAGAGAAGTTATCTTGGTTTTCTAGTGGTTTTATAAAGCTAAAACCTTTAACTGCGTTCCAGACGCTGTTTCTTTTATAAGCAAATATTTGATCAGGCATTACAAAATACATATCTTCTTTGTAAAAAGCCTTAGAGTTTTTCTCTTTATTTCTTATATCTTTCCATCTTCTAAAAACGTTGTGATGTACTATTACTTCGTCACCTTGCTTTATGTCTGTGCAACCCACTGTTGGCGTCTGCAAAACAATAGCATTTCTGCTTACGTTTTGGTGAGTAAATATTTCCGTGTTTAATATTAGCTCTTTATCACCTATTTTTTTAGTGTTGTTGTATCTTTTGTTTTTAGGTTTTACTATAAAGTTTGTTACACTCTTCATTAATAATCCAAGTTGTATTCAACAGAAATAGCCATGTTTTTATTAAAGTCTTTCCACGGTAAAACATCTACACCTTTTTTAATAAATATACAGTACTTGTCTTTTTCTTCAAGAATACAATCAATAACATGTCCTCCGTAAACCTCTTGGCCCACGGAGTAATGCATTGAATCGTTTTTATAGTCTTTACCTATACTAATCTTTCTTACTAGGCTCATCTTGTTCTATTTCTGTTATAGAGCCATCAGAGATACTCACGTTAACTTTACCATAAACATCTTCTAGCTTCTCTTGAAATTCTTTTAGCTCATTGCCTTCAATTGAAGCGGCTTTGTGAAGTAACATATGTTTTTGTACTTCAATATCACCTATTTGCAATTTTATTTGATTTATCTCGCCAACTAGAGCTTGTAAATCCTGTAATTCTTGTTTTTTAATTTTTTTTGCCATTTTATTATATTTAATTATTAATCCTATATATATTAATCACTTATTTCTTTTAATTTATAAATGTTATGAGTCTTGCCATGTAAAATAAAGATCATTATCAACTGGTGTTATTTTTTTGTTTATACTACTTGTGATACGACTCTGTAATTCACTTAAGTCTAAAGCTGTTTCTAACCACCCAACTACGATACGCTCAAATGCTTCTGTGTTTTTGTAAGCTACAAAATCATCTCCATCTGTATACTCAAAGCTTTGCGTACCACCTATGTCTGCAGAATATTTAGTACCACTAACATCTTTAGAGCCAGAATAAGTGTAATGTACTCTAGTTATTAAGTTTGTTTTTCCTTGCGATTCAACAAGTGCGTTTATTTTGTGAATTTCAAATTTGTAAGTAATTGCCATTTTTATTTTTTTATTGATTTTAATAAACCATTTTCGTAACCAAAAGTTACAGTTTTAGTGCCTTTGCCGTCTGGAACAATAACTTGTTGTTCGCCAGAAAATCCATTTATATAGTTACCCTGATTTTCTTCTGTTAAGAAAACCCATGGCCCTTTTTGAGTACCACCTTCTAATCTAGAATAGCTAGGAGCTCCCCAGAAAGGCAGTGTTATCATTTGATTGTAATAGTTAGATCCATTACCGTGGTTACTTATTATATTACTAGCCCAACCTGTGTGGCCAGCAAAATTAGTAGAGCCTTGTCGCCATGTAAGATTACTGCTACCATAACCTTGACTTGTTAAATTACCTGCAGAATATGATGTTGAACCAGCTGGTCCTGTTGGTCCTTGTGAACCGGTAGATCCGGTAGATCCGGTATTACCCTTAGCACCTTGAGGTCCAGTAGCTCCTGCTAATCCTGGTGCTCCTTGAGGCCCAGTTGATCCAGTACTGCCTTTGTCTCCTTTAGGTCCTTGACTTCCGTTTGTACCGTTTGTACCCGCTGCTCCAGTATTACCTTTTGCGCCAGCCGCACCTGTTGAGCCTTTTGCTCCGGCAGGTCCTTGTGGACCAGTACCTCCTGCTGCACCAGTGTTTCCTTTTGGCCCTTGCGCTCCTGTACCACCAGTTGCGCCCGCATCACCTTTTGGACCTTGACTTCCGTTTGACCCAGCCGCGCCAGTATAACCTCTCGGTCCCTGAGGTCCTGTTCCTCCAGCTGCTCCAGTATTACCTTTTGGTCCTTCATCACCAGTATAACCTCTTGGCCCTTGTGGACCAGTAGATCCTGCAGCTCCAACTCCGCCTGTTAATCCTGTATATCCTCTTGGTCCTTGAGAACCAACTGCTCCTACAGCTCCAGTTGAACCTTTTGGTCCTGTTGGTCCAGTAGATCCTGTATCACCTTTATCTCCTTTAGCACCATTGGTACCGTTAGAGCCAGCCGCGCCAGTATATCCTCTAGGTCCTTGTGGACCCGTGGCTCCTTGAGAGCCTGTATTTCCTTTAGCTCCAGCTGGGCCAGTTCCTCCAGCAGCTCCTACAGCTCCAGTATTACCTTTTGGACCTTGTGGTCCTGTTGATCCATTACTACCATCAGCACCATCATTACCAGC